TTCATCATGAAATTCATTCATAAGCAAAATAATAAAGGGCGAATTACCACCCTTTATTACACTATAACATATTTATATCATTTGTCAAGTATCTACTTTTTAGAATAGATACCCCACAAAACCCAAATTGCTGCCAATCCAACTAATCCTTCGGCACCTAATTGTTTAACTAGGGCTAGTACTGAACCTACAATGTCGAGGCCCAGAAAAGGAATAGCGGCACCAAAAATGATCTGTAAAACCACACCAAGTGCGATTAAGGCCAATCCGGCTTCTGTAAGACTGCGAATCCAGCCTATTGCTTTATCAAGCATATGAAAAACTCCTATTTGTGTGTTTATTTACCTGTTGAACCAAATCCACCATTGCGCTTGGTCTTCTGATTTGGCGGTTTCTTAACTTCTATAAAATCATATTGAATACTTTCCACCAATTCAGCTTGACATATCCTATTTCCATTATTTATACTCTTTGGAGATTGTGATATGTTAGTCATCATAACATATAGTGGTTCAACATAATCCCAATCTATAACCCCTTCACAATTTGTCAGGTACAATCCTTGTTCCCATACTAAACCAGACCGAGAATGAAGGCGAACTGAATGCCCCACCGGAATATCTAAAATTAATCCAGTAGGAATTAAAACTCGTTCCATGTTAAAAATCTGAATAGATCCATTTTTCAGAGGTCTTTCAATCTCTTTATCAAGTGTATCTTGATGAACTTTGTATCTTTCTAGTCCATCAAGACACGCATAGAGATCAAAACACGCTGACCCTCTAGTAGCAAAAACAGGTTCTTTTGCGCTTGGGTGTGTTTTGTAATATTTTAATGATAATTTCATGCTTCATCTTCTACCTTCTTGCTTCCAATATTATATTTGGCGGTTAAACTCCACTCATCTTTTTCTTTGAAAGAAAGAATTTTCAATTGATTTAAAGGAACTGTCAATTCCTCAGATTCTGCTGGGCTTACTAATTTCATAAGACCCCATTCAGCTAATAAATTAGCAATAGTATTTCTTCTCGCTTGATCATTTTCGGAAAAGTTTGTTGGTTTTCCGTCTAGTGCAAAAAGTTCCTTAAAATGTACAATGTAATATCGCCCCTGCTTGTGTAGGATGTGACAGGATTGATATAATGTTTTGTCCTTTCGAGACGCGACCCCTATCCGAGTCAGGGTTTCCCTCACCTTTAGAAAATCATCTGGATTCTCTAAGGTGCATTCTATCATAGTATCTATTGATATTGTCATTTTTCCACTCCACCTTGATTCAGTTTATTACTGATATAGGCCAGTTGTTCCTTCGAGAGTATCTTTAGAGCGTCTTTGGCCTTTTCATTACCAAATCCATAATACTCTTTGACAATATCTAAATTGTCAAGTTTCTCAGGCTTCAACCATTTGCTATACCTCTTTTTCTTTCTGATACTATTTATAAAGTAGTCAAATTGAAGTCGAGGATCAAGATGGTAGTTTCTGTTCATTTCGTTACATTGGAAGATAGTATCCATGAAGAAAGACAGCCCTCTATTTACAATAAAAGGACTGTATTTCTTCTCACTAACTTCGTCGACCATCAAATCTTCCTTAGATTCATTGATAGCTTTTAAATATTCAAATGGACTCATGATATAATATATATGGAGCGAACAGGAGGAATCGAACCCCCATCATCAGGTTGGAAACCTGAGGTAATACCTTTATACGATGCTCGCACTGTTTAACTATAATTATAACATATTATTAGGATTTGTCAAGCCCCTTAACCTATAAATCTATTTCCTTTTCTCATGTTCCAGCTACCCCACTCTGGTTTAAGGCTATCCAGAGCAAAACATTCTTTAATTTGGTCTATAGATGTAAAGTATGATTGAGGTATTCTATGGTCTATATGCCACTTTCCTTGATTTTCCCATGTCATACCATCCTTAAATAATGACTCTAGGTGTGTCTTTAGTTCTTCTGCTGTATATCCAAGTAGTTCTTCTGTTCTTCTTGTTTTTGTTCCTCCTACACTTTTAATGAATTGGCGCAATTGTCTGCTTCTAATAATTTTTAATCTGTATATAGGATCTTCTTGATATTTTTTCCTGCACCCTGTACTGTGCCTTAATTTTGTTTCTGGCCGCTGATAATATTCTTTTCTCTTTTCTTTTATTTGTTCCTTATTCTCTTGATACGATTGTGCTTTTTTGGCTCTTCGTTCAGGTCTAGCATCTTGTTTTCTACACCGCTCACGGTCCTGTTTACTACTTTTCTGGATTTTATCTGAAGGTAAACCCAATATTACCCATTCTCTACTCATTCAATCCTTCCAATTTTTCATCAATTCTTTAAATTCTTCTAAAGTACATTCAAGTAAAATAGCTGGTGAAGCAACTCCTTCAGATAAAACTATTGTATCTCTTTTTGCTAAATTATGTTCAGAATCAAATGGCCTTAAATTTTCTAAACACCAACATTTTTGAAATTGCTTACATGAATCATACGGTTCTTTAAAATGGGGACCAAAAAATGCTCTCGGTATTTTATGTTCTATTTGCCAAGTTCCTGCGCCTTTTCCATTATTATCCCAATTCATCCAAGGTTCAAATAATGATTCCATGTGCTTTCGCCATATAGGTCTATCATAAGGAAGCAAATGAAATATTCCAGACATATTATTATGAACCTTTTCCCACGGCTGGTTTTCCCATCTTATTTCATCCGTGATTCTTCGACGTTCTGAATGATTGTACCTGTAATCCTTTTCACTTCTACTTTCTGCTTCACAATTTACACAAAGTTTTTCATATTTTCCATCATTAGAAAAATTCTCTAGAGGAAGCGGGCCACAATTCTTACAAATTTTCAGTTGCGCTTCGCCCTCCCAAAGAGTAGCACTTGGATCAAATTTATTATCTTTCCACAACTCCATGTTATCCTTTTAACGTAATTTTATTCTCATATCACCCCTCTTCCGCATAGTATAGTGGAAGTACAAATTTTCTTGATAAGTTTTGGATTTTTCAGATGGAGTATATCTACACCCGAATTAAAAAGTGCCTTAAAAATATCTAAGTTGAAACCTGTATAATAAGGCATAGAAAGTATACCTAATTTTTTACAAAGTTTAAGTTCTTCTTTTGTGAATTTTAAACTATCGAATTCAATGATTTGAGGATTGTGTCTTTCGATAGTATCTTTCAAAGTCTGGAAATCATAGCGGCGTGCCATCAACCGGACATCCTTATTCAATGAACGCAATTGATCCATCACTTTAACATCTTTACACCAGAAAAAACAGTCTTCAAGCATACCAAATCTTTGGACTAACTCAAGCAGTATTTCAGGCTCTGCTTCTTTGATTTCAATGTACACTTCCAGCCAACCTTTTGCGGGAACCAAAATATCTTCTAATCGAGGAACTGGTTCTCCAGCAAAAGAAGGATCAAACCAACTGCCCGCATCTAGTTTACTGACATCTGCATAATTCATTTTTTTGATATCACCAGACCCATCGGTAGTACGATTGACTGAACTGTCATGCAAGACAACAGGAACACCATCTTTGGTTTGTCGAACATCAATTTCAACAATGTTAAAACCTAGACAAATAGCTAGATCAATAGCAGAGAGAGTATTTTCTGGTGTAAAAATTTTAACACCACGATGACAAACAATTTTAGGGCGTGATTTTATTCTCATGACCTATTAAATCCATTTAATGGATAAATGTAGATATGTTTTTCTGGCATCTCCACATATTTTGCTCCGCCATTTTCTAATGCCCCTTTGATTTTCTGAGCAAACGGTTTAATCACCTTTTCTCCATTCTTATTAATATAATAAGTTCTAATACATTTATCGTGATAATATCGCCCATTATAATCAATCACTTTTCCTTTTGTTGTCAATCCCATATGCTTGAAATTTGATGCCTTATAAATTGTTCCCTTATGTCCATAGAATGTGTCAGAATATGACACAACTAGGTCAAATGCGCTATTTTGCTTCATCCATCTCAAAGTTTTACCAATGAAATAACTTTCTGTATTCTTTGGAGTCTTGTCAATACAACAGAGTCTTTTCAATTCTACAACTTTGCTTTCCTCTTTTGCATATTTTTTCCACTGATTAGCCATCCCAAGAGCGCCATAAATCATCGCTCCTATCAAATTCTTTTCATGAAAAAGTCCAAAAACTTGTGAAATTCGCAAGCCATTAACATTTCTTGAATAATGCCATTTTTCAATGAAGTCTCTAGTTACTCTTAGATTCGATGGTTTAACAATAAAATCTTTAACATTAGCTTCAGTAAAGTCTAACTCATCATTTCCAAAAAGTAATTCAACTAAATTTTGGTTTTGGGTATTCATTAGATTCAAAATTCAACACCCGTTTAGCTATCTTTTTTCCTGTTTTGTTTAATGGAATCCAGTACATATATTTTCCTTTATCTACATGAGATCCCCATTCAATATTTTTTACTTCTGTACCATAGAGGGTTTCTTGTTTCACTTCATCAAACATTTCGCCCAATTTGTCTCTTCTGTATGTACCATAGCGAGTAGATACTGATCTTTTAGGAACAAATTTTCCATCAATCATCAAACCATCTTCTTTTGGTTGTCTATATGTATGAAAATTCCATGAACATGCCTGATAAATTCCACCATGATGATTTTGTGTCGCATCAGCATATGAAATTGCTATGTCAAATCTTCTTAACCTTTTAACTTCTTTTACCGTGTGAGAAACCAACCAACTTAAAGGAACCTGAACTTCTTCTTTTCTACACAATCTCACTAATTCAATCAGATTAACTTTTTTGAGTGACCAGGTATTATTATTGGATTGAGAAAAAATACAAGTAGCTACCAGTTCTCCCTTATCACCATACAATCCACCGCCCCCAAAATGAAGACTTCCAACAAGAATTGGATTCTCATGACATCTGCCTGAATAATGATATTTTAGAACTAGCTCTCTTGCTGTTTGTTTTTCTCCTATATGAAAATAAAATGTATTTCCTTTATATTCTAAACAGTCTGTCATTCATTTTTCCAAATATATTGAGGTTCTACACCATCAGAATCATAGATGTTTGGATGTTTGAGCAATGCTCGTCTATATGGCGTTAATGCCACCCCATATGGTCTATCATTCTTAATCCACTCTGTTAATTTCTCTTTGGTTACTCTACCCTCTTTCTCTACTTGTTCTACCATTTCTTTCAATCTCTTGGAGCGATCAGTAACACACTTTTCAGAAGAAACTACCTTATCAAAATATTTCAACATATCCTTCATTTCATTTTCATATATCAGATTATTTTTAAGATGTTTCAAACCAATACCTGCTATATTATTTCTATGAACCGAATCATTTAAATACAAATTAAGTAATTTAACTGCATCATCATTATTCTTAAAAAAGTCTCCAGTGGGATTTAACTCTTTGTAATATGGTGCATCATACATAATAAATGGTGTGCCTTTCATAATACCATCAGTAGTCGCAACTGACCATCCACCGTATTGCTGTTTTGGAGAATAACCAACTCTACATCTCCTTAGTTCATTATAATACCCTATTTTATCAAATTTGTCAACATAAATGTAAGGTCTAGTTGGAGAATCTAAAAGTGGAATCCATACCTTAAAATCTTGTCGCTGTTTCCATAATTCATCTGTGGTTTTTATAAAGTTATCAAAATCTTTATATGTGGCTGGCCGATGATTAAAGGCAATTATCTTTTTCGTCTCCTTTAATGATTCCTCTACTATGTCTTCTTTTCTAATTCCTGGATGTTGTACTGTCATAATCTCATCTAATCTTTTACAATTGTATATGCTCAAAATTTTACCTGCTTCTTCTAACACCAATTCTTTCTGTGCTTGAGTGTTCAAGTAACATCTTTTCATTTCCAGTATACCAATCAAATTGTAATTAAGAGCATGCATAGAAGATACAACCACATCCTTAATATCAAACCAATGACAATATCCAACAACCGGAGGATTGTGCGAACTAGTATTATATAAAACATTTTTAATGTTAAGTGTATGTTCAGGTAGATGTGAAAATATTAAATCAAAATCCCATTTCCGATGTCTTATTATATCAAAAGCTTTTACATTAAAATGCATCCTCATATTTTGAGGATAGCTTGGACAGGGAATAATGAATTGATGAGTATTTGGAAACGCGGAAGAAAACATCATCATATGTTTTGGCATCACCAAATAGAAAAACAGATCATCTCTGATCTTATTCATTTCAGTAATCATAGAATAGATTACTTGAATATAACTATCTTTTTCTAAATCTTTAGCATAGGTAATGTTTGGATAAACTAAAATTCTTAATGTTTTCTGTGGTTTATAGTTTTCTCCAAATAGTTCTTCTATTGTGCTCATCTTATAATGTCAATCGTGTCTATAGATTTTGGAGTCCAAAATTCTAGCTCATCACGCAGCCTACCATCTGCTTTGAGATTTTCATATCTTTTCTGTGCCTTTTTTCTCCAGTATTCTATCACATTATCAAATGTAAATTTATCATAATTTACACCCTTTATCAAGGTCTTAGTCTTTCCCAACATATAATCGACTGAATTAGTATACCCAAAATCTGAAGTATAATAGCGCTTTTGAGTAGTAATTGCCATCTTATCTTTTACCACTTTTGTCAAGTGTGAGAACTTATCCATATCATAAACTTTTAAACTTTCTTTAAGATATGAAAGAATCTTAGCTTGAGTTCTCATTTTCCTACTAGTGGGAATTTCCTGTGTATCTGGAACCAACTGTTCGCCATTATTATACTTGTCTTGAATTTCATCTCTCATTGTTTTATATTTTTCATCTGAAAGATTCATCATCAATTTGCTTTCAGTATCGCCCCTATAGCGAATCAGGGGGTTTAATCCATCATACTGACTGCTTCCTTTGATAGACCCATAAAGAGAAGTTGTTTCAAAAAAGACAATATCTGCATCATACTTATCATCCCATGCTTCTCTGACCTCGTGACAAACACAAATCAACGCAGCAAGTTTGCCACCAAGATAATTAAATCCAAATGGTTGTGCTGGAACAATGTTAAATCCATTGAGACAATGCTGGTTCAAAGTTTTAAGGTCTACTTTTTTAACTTTGAAATATTCATGTCTCGGCCTCATACTAATTACTGGAGAACCTAATTTAATAAAAGCAACAAACTTACCAGAATTCTTTTCTCTAATAGCAAGTCTTGTAGATCTTCCAGGAGAATTATCAGCATTAAATGATGCCGTTATCTCAAGTAATTGGGTATATACGTTTGTAGTAATTTCTTGTGGGGTAGGATTCTTAGGAACACATTGAACAATTTCAAATTCCATGTCTTTTGGTTCCATAGAAAAATCATTGAATAAATCTTTTTGTGGACCATTTGGAGTAGTTTCACCAGTGAACATATCATAAGTTCCTTTCAACCAATCATCAGAATACCCCATATCAATAAGTCTTTGCCTTTTCTTCCAGCGATAATAATTGGTAATATCGCCACCAAGAAAAGTTTCAAAGAAATCAATATACTCATTATAGTATTTTAGTGCATCTTCTTTTTCTAACTGCATCTTTTCCTTATTTGAAAAAATCATTCAAATTTGATTCTGCCTTATATGTACTAATATTTTTCTTATTGTATTCATATTCTTTAGACATATTAAATGGCATTATTTCAGTTGTAATGTAATCTTTTTCACCTGGAGCTTTTATTTTCCATATTAAATCTGAATGTTTCGGATGATTTAAATTCCATGTGACTGTTGAATTTTTCAAATATTTTCTATCTTTTTTGGTCATGGGATAAATGTATCTAAACTGTTTTCCCTTAACTCTACTCAATTTCAAATCCCTCAGTTGTTCAAAATTTGGTCTATGCCCATATTTTACTTCTCCCTCATTTGGTAGAATTCCTTGTATGGTTCTAGGATGTATCTTTTCACCAGTTTCAGAAACATAAGTATCTGTTATAGAAAATCCACCATATAGAAAATTTGCAGCCTGATATACATATCCAGGCTTACCAACAATACCATCTGCCCATGTAAAAAGATACTTGATGTTTGTATTTTCTCTTAACCATTTGATTGACATTGACAACATTTGAGATTCACTATTTCTAGGCATTGAATCGTCCATACACATTTTACCAATTTCATAATAATCTTTTGTATCGAGTTCAGGAAATAATTTTTGAATTGTATGTTTTGGCCTTGTGCCCCAACCAAATGTAATAACTCCTATTAATTCTTCAACAACAAAACAACCAAGAAAATATTTTGTTAATTTTGGCATTACCGCAGAATAATGTCTATCAGCAACAAATTCAGACGCTGTAATTTTATGTAATTGTTTTAACTCCATTATTTAAATTCACATTCCACCATAATTTCTGTTAAACAAGCAACCAAATTTATTTCTTGGTCTGCCACAAATGCTGACTTATATTGATAATCAGCAATAATAAGAACTGCTTGTGGAACAGCCTGTTGCTTCAAATGAGAACTTAAATTATCATACAATTTTCTAAAAATCCTAGTAGAATCTTGATCCAAATTCTGATTAACCCATTTTCTCATTTCTGAAAATTTCTTACCCTTCAAACAATCAACCAATTGACCAACATTAATTTCCTCTAAACTAGAAAGAATACCAACGTCAATCTTACCAGAAGCAGAATATCGCTGAAGCTCATTTAATACTCTCCTGAAATCTGGAAAGTATTTCATGATAAGTTCAACCAATACCTTGCGGTCAAATTCTATATTTTCACTTTGAAGAATCTTTTCACATAAATGAAGATATTGTTCAGCAATCTTTGGTTTTTCATTATTTGGAATTATAAAATCAAAGATTGCACAACGGGAATGGATGGGATCAATAATCCTATTAAGGTAATTACAAGTAAAAATAAAAGAAACGTTATTTCCAAATTTCTCAATGAAACCTCTAAGTGCTGGTTGAACGGAATCTGGATTCATGTAGTCGGCTTCATCCATAAGTACAGCCTTGCGATTTCCTGTCATGGAAACCGAACTACAAAACTGATTCAATGTAGTTCTAACAGTATCTATATTGCGCCCCTCATCAGAACCATTGACCATGAGGTAATCTGTATTCGTCTGTTCACAAAGCGCCCTAGCAATAGTAGTTTTACCAGTACCAGGTTTTCCAGAAAAAATTACATTTGGAATTTTTCCACTTTCAACATATTCAAGAAATGGCTCCTGTAAGTCACTGGGCAAAACACAATCTGCAACCTTAGTAGGTCGCCATTTTTCTACCCAAAGAAAATCTTCACGAATTTGAGACATGATTACCCCTCAAATGTAGAATCAGATTCAGAAGCAATGTAGTATTGTAGATTAGTTGAAGTGTGTGAGAATTTAGTAATTCTTGGAGTGAGTGCAACATCATAATCTCCAGAAAATAGTTTAAGATTTTCTATCTTATAAACCATGTTGAAGTTTTTAGAAGTCACACCAACTTCTGATTTGAATTCATCAGAAGATGAATTGTTCACATCAGTAGCCACAATTTGAATTACTTGTCCATTACCAGCAAAACAAACATGAGGAAGACCAAGAACGGAAGCTGCCTTGATAGTCTGGTCAAAATCTCCCTTACTGAGTTTGAATTTCACATCAGTATTTGGAAATTCCAATTTCTTATCTTCTGGTGGAACTACAATCATAGCTGGATCAGCAAACATATATTCCACCTTTCCACCAATATTCATAGTTTTATCACCAATTTCCAATTCAGGATCTTGGAAAAGAGACATTACTCCAAGCATCTTGTTCAGATCATAGATTGCAAAATCGCTTGGAAAGGATTCTGGAATCTCAACAGAAGCAAGAATGTTCTTTTGTGGAGAAATTGTTGTTAGTTTGTTTCCTGTTTTGAACTGAATATTTTGATTTATACTCGCAAAATTTTTCAAAAGATTCAATGATTGTTCACTTAGTTTCATAGTATACTCCGTATATTATTAGGATTGTTCATTATATTATTAGTATAACATCTTATTGTAGTTTTGTCAACCTTTTTTCTTCTCTTCTTTCCTCTTGACTCGTGCCAACTTACGTCGCTCAGCTCTACTCAATTTTCTGCCTGCTTCTTTCTCGACTGCAGTTTCTTCTTCTGTAGTTACAAGATGTGGTCTACTTTCAATATCCATTCCATGAGCAGCATAATCAAGATTCGCTAGAGCAGGAAGACTACCATTGAAAACATAACTACCAACATGACCAATTTTCATCCAAGGACATAACCAAGTCTTAATGTCAATTTTTCTTGTAAACTGGCAGAACATATAATCTTCTGAAAGATAGCGGTCACTTCCACCAGAACCTGCTCCAGCAAAAGCTTCAGAGTCAATCACAGTATCAAAGAAAGCATGAATGTATCTTGAACCATCAAAATGTTCA